CGAGGAACCAGAGTTCTATATGCCTACCATATGGCGTGGGCGCAGTGTTGATAAAAAGCAGGGATCTTCTAAAGAGGAAATCGAGCATATTCACTACACATGCGAAACTACAGGAAAAAGGTCACGGACAAAGATCTGGCGGCAATTGGATCACTACCAGACCCATCATGTACATGATATGTACAGTGGATTGCTAAAGGCGGGAGTATGCCCAGAGCAGGCTCGAATGGTTCTACCTCAGAATATGATGACTGAGTGGTACTGGTCAGGTAGCTTGGATGCTTTCTCTGATATGTGTAACCTCAGATGCAAGCCTGACACACAGGCGGAGACACAAGAGGTAGCACAGCAGATTGATCGTAAGATGATTGAACTATTCCCTGTCTCGTGGGATGCGCTGACGGATAATAGTGATGACTAAACTGTACGAACTAGAGCCAATGATTATGGATTGTTGGCATGTCTGTGATGACCTTGGGGTTGTCTTTAAACAGATTGGTGATGGTGATCGTGAGCCTACCCAAGATGAACTGATGAACACGCTACTTGGCATGCAGCAGCTATACCAGTGGAAGTTTGAGCAATTATTTAATCGGTATGAGGACACCCTGAAGGCCCAAAGAGAGGGCCTGACGGGGTNATTCCTNCCANAAATTAGGTAGGTTTGAAGATTTTTCTCAACTAAACTAAACTAGACTAAAAAAGCCTATAAAAATCAAAGACTTGGTTGCGGGAGTAGGATTTGAACCTACGACCTTCAGGGTCTGGGCTGCACTAATAAAAACACATACTTGCAGAGTAAAAAAGTAACTAAGCCCATATCTAAAACCATTAATTAGTGGTTGACTAATGACAAATAGTTAGTATCCTTCGGATTGTCCCGCCAGGGGCAATAATATAACACATAGCTTTAACAGGTGGATGATGTATAGCTATAGGGACCAGATAGATATCATTAAAGCCATTAGGCTTACAGATGGCGATAGAAAAACTATAGACTGCCCGTTCTGTGGTGGACGTAAGAAGTTCACTATAGACAAGTTTGATGGCAAGATAGTTTGGAACTGCTACAAAGCATCCTGCAATGCAAAAGGTGCTTATTCAGGTAAAAGATCTATAGAAGCTTCTAAAGCTTATTTAGCTAAAATGGCTAATCAAAGAAAGAAGCCTGTTATAACATCTGTACCAACAATAGTAACAAAGATTGATAATCATCTACCCGCTATTGAATACATTAAATCAGTTAACTCATGGGAAGCATACGTAGCAGGCGATATAAAGCTATCTTATGCCCCTGCAGAGAATAGAGTGCTATTCCACAACCAAGCAGGTACAGGCGCTGTAGGGCGCTCTCTAGGCCCTGCTAAATCAAAGTGGTGGGCTTACGGTGAACTTCCTGAAGGTATTGCTGTTGGTAAAGGTACACATGCTGTCTTAGTAGAAGACGCACCCTCGGCTTGTTCTGTTTCTAGATTAGATAATGTAGTTGGTGTCGCTTTATTAGGAACAAATATAACAAGCAGTATTAAAAAAACCCTAAACAAGTATGATAAGGTGACATTAGTTCTTGACAAAGACGCTAGTAAAAAAGCAGTGTATCTAATTAGAAAGCATAGTCAGGTTTCGCACTTAAGAATAACGGAGGAAGATCTAAAATGCTTAACACCGAAGCAAATAGAAGACGTAATTTATTAAATAGCACAGTGAATTTACTTCTGACTTTAAAAGCTAGATCTACGCACTTCCGTTATGGACGAACGTATTAAAGTATATGTAATTAAGTTACGGGTATAGACAATACCAGGTAAATGTTTAAATACGCAGTCGATCTGCTGCGATAATAAATATCCGTCGAAGCTAACCTAGTACCGACGTTAAACTCAAGGAAAAGGTATACACAATGAAGGCAAGAGGAATCGTAATCGTCGATTACCTGATCGAAGATGACGCTGGTTTTAGAGGTGCTGCAGAAGAGCAAGACAAACTAGAAGCAGCCATCAACTCAATCGTAAGCGATAACAAACGTGTGGTCTTCCACCAGGTAGACTTAAAAGAACGCCGTGGTGATCGGACTATGGACATATCTAAAATGAAGTTTAGACACTCCTAAGTACTTACAACCACTAACTAAAGTAAGAAAAAAGCCCCTAATGCAAATTAGGGGTTTTTTTATTTGTGCATTCTGTTAACTTTATAGCCCTTAGTACCAACCACTAATAAGGGATGAGGCAATGGAAGCAGAACTAATAAAAACACTACTTAAAAACGATACCTACCAGGCAACACAGGCAAAACTACGNCACTCAATTTTTTCAGATGANTACGGGGACATATATTCCCTGCTTAAATCGTCGCATGAAAAGTACGGATCTGATCTAAAGACTGAAGACCTATTATCAGTTTGGATAGCATCTAATCCTGTAGCAACCGCCAGTGAACGAGCAGACTTTAAAGACACCCTTGATGGAATTAAGCGGGCTGAAACTATAACTCCTGCAATCGCCCAGGATGTTATTGAAAGCATGTGGCGACAAGACATTGGCAGAGACATAGCAAACCTTGGAATTAATATGTCTGAGGGTGACACCTCTGCCATGATGAAACTACAGTCTCTGCTTGAGAAAGTTTCAACGTCTTACATGCCAGATGAATTTGGCGAACCGACAACTGACAACATCTACGAACTACTGGCAGAGACATCTGATGATAATCGTTGGAAGTTTAACATCGAAACNCTNTCCCGTCATGTATACGGTATTGGGCCATCAGAGTTTGGTATTGTTTTCGCTAGACCTGAAACAGGCAAGTCAGCCTTCCTNATTAGTATCATTGCNGGNCCTGGTGGCTTTTGTCAGCAAGGGGCTAAAGTCCTGTACCTTGGTAACGAGGAACGCACTACCAGAACAAAGCTTCGGGCTATCCAGGCATGTTCTGGAATGACCCGTGAGCAAATATCAGAAAATCCTGATCTAGCCATGAGTAAGTATCAGGCTATCCGTGACCGCTTAATCATGCAGGACATNCAAGAGTGGGATCTAGATACGATCAACGCTTACTGTGAAAAAGTTAAGCCCGACGCCCTGTTTATTGACCAGGCCGACAAGGTCACCATTGCTGGTAATTACAATAGCAGCCATGAGCGCCTGCGTGAACTGTACCGAAGCTTGCGGGAGTTAGCCAAGCGGCATGATTGTGCGCTTATAGGTGTTAGCCAAGCCTCTGCCGAAGCAGAAGGAAAGACCCGTGTGGACTTCAGTATGCTTGAAGGCTCCAAAACAGGTAAAGCAGCCGAAGCTGATCTAATCATTGGTATCGGGAAAGCAGGTTCAGCAGATGACAATGAACCCGATAACCGTCGTTTCATCAACATATCTAAAAACAAACTATCGGGGTTCCACGGCTATGTGATTGCCATGATCGAACCACAGGTGAGCCGCTATGTTGAGTGAAGAGGATCTTAAAGAGTTCTANGAAGAGCAGTTGCGTCAGCGTCAAAAAGAATACGCCAAAACAAAATCCAACCTGATCGATGAACAAATCGAGTTGCTGCAAAAGCTGGCTGGAAATCAAATTAAAATACTAATGGGGCTAAAATGAAAATACTTGTACTAGACTTGGAAACAACAGTTGACCGCTTTGATGGGAAAATAGACAACAGCCCATTCAACCCAAAAAACAAATGTGTGATGTCTCAATACGGCTTTATTGGCTGGGACACAGTAGACCATGTGCAGGTGGATACCTACTACCACAAGGAATGTGAGGCCCCTGCATCTAAAGATGGCCTACAGGCTGCGCTAGATGAAGCTGAACTTATTGTAGTCTACAATGCTAAGTTCGACGTGAACTGGATGCTGGAGATGGGCTTCAAGATATCCTGCCCCATCTATTGCTGCATGGTAGCTGAGTACGTTCTAGCTAAAGGGCAAAGGCAGGAACTTAGCCTTAAAGCTACAGCAGAGCGTTATGACGTTACACGCAAGAAATCTGATCTGATAGACAAGATGTTCAAAGAAGGCACTGGCTTTGAAGAGATGCCTTTAGACACTGTGATTGAGTACGGTATTGCTGACGTAGTATCCTGCGGTGAGGTATACCTAAAGCAACAAGACATTCTCGAAGCAGAAGAAAATAAGTCTCTAGTTCCTGTCATTAATATGATGAATGAAATGCTAGAGTTTTTAGTAGAGATTGAGCGTAATGGTATCAAAGTTGATCTGGAAGTTCTTGATCAAATTAAGGTTGAATTTACTGAAGAGCATAAGCAGCTAACAGATCGTCTACATGACATCATAGATGAAGTTATGGGTGATACCCCAATCAACCTGAACAGCGGTGCTGATATGACTAAGGTTGTATACAGCCGTGAAGTTATTGACCGTGCTACACATCAGCAAGTGTGGAACATAGGCGTAGGGGCTAACGGAAAACCTCTGCCACCACCACGTATGAATGATTCTGAGATGAAACGTGCGGTTCGTTCTACCACCCAAGTTGTACAGCGCACCATGGCACGTTGCTGTGATGAATGTGATGGTAGGGGCAAAATACAAAAGATTAAGAAGAACGGAGAGTTTTGGAAAAATCTATCTAAGTGTGCAAACTGCAATGGTGTAGGAGCTTTCTATGATCCTACAGGTGTAACTGCAGGACTTAAACTGGTTCCCGAAGAGCCTAGCTACGGTTCCATCAACGGTTTTAAGACAGACAAATCCAC